CCGCGCCTGATTTGTCTTGCAATCGGTCTAAGACGTATTTAGCCGCTACATAGTTGATATGCTCGTTCCAAGTATGCTCTAGCAACCGAGGTAGTCTAATATTGTGAATGTGTATTCCATCATCTTTGAAGGCCCTTGCAACATCGCCTGCTGGTGAGCCTAGATAGATTTTAAATACACCCTTCTTGCTCTCTGCAACAATAGCGTCACTTAACTCAGACTTAGCCCCTGCGTATGTTGGTGCGCCCTCAAGAACTGGAATGTTTAAGCGGAGCTCTTTTATAGCGTTAATTGTCGGCTGCTTATTTACCCCATGCTCACCACATGAGACTCCAATAAAGGCGGGTTTAGTGCCTGTTTCGGATATTAAAAGATACAACTGCGCCTGTACGTCTTGCGCTCCGTTAGTCTCGCGCCCTGCTGCTATTTCTGGCGTACATTCATCAATGATGCAGTAATTACCAACTGGTAAATCTGCGATTGATGGCGCTGGTTTTGGAGTCTCGCGCTCGTTGAACTCTTTGCGCTCTTTATCTTTCTTGCGGTTCTGTGTGAACGCCCACACACCCCCAACAATAACTAACGCTATAAGGATATTCTCAATACTCATTTAAATTCTCCAATACATTTCCTTGCGTTCTCGTATTTCTGGCTAAAAATTAGAGCCTCTTCAGTTCTTACTCTTGCCGCTTCGTAATAATCGTCTTTAGTGGCAATGCCTTTAGGTGGCACGCTGAGCGTATTCAAAACTAACTCTTGACCGAAGCACTGATTCAAAAGTCTGTTGCCTGTGGTGACACAACTACTGGTTAATAAAGTCATTGTTAGGATCATTATCAATCGCATCTTTAGCCTCCTCTTTAATAGTTTGCTCCGTCGTTGCGTCTTTCTCTCTACGCTCAACTGTAGCTTCTATTTGGTTCTCGAGTTCCTTGTCTTCTTTGTAATCTTTATACTCAGACCTAACACGACTGATACCCATATAGGCTGCGAGTGCGGCTAGGGCCAGAGCTAATCCATTATTCCAGAGCGTATCCAGAAAGAATGTCTTTATAATGTTCATTTAGCACCTCGCAGTATGGCGATGCTAATTGCACTGAATGTAGTTAGAACCACTTGAACATCCTCATTAGGAACCAACCAAACAGTCAAAATAATAATGATTGCCAGCCCTCTAATTTTCTGGTTAGGGAACAGCTTCTGGTCTATCTTGCGTACTTTCTCAAGAAACCCGCCTAAACCAAACATGGCTTTAATTTTATCTTTCATTTGTATGCCCTTTTAGGTAATTGAAAATGAGGGCCATCTGGGAAACTTTTCCAGTCTCCGCCCCACTCTATAGGGATGTCGAGCTCTTTAGCTACTTCTTTAAAAGCTTCTGCTATCTTATGATACAAAGGCCAAGACCAATCTACCTTCCCGTCCAAGTAAGCTACTACATCGATCGCATGACATAAGCCTTGATCATTAGGAACGTGTCGAGAGCTCTTAGGATCCTTTAAGCTGGATGCCCCAGAAGCCATGAGCTTCTTTTGACGTTCTACAGTACGTATTCCTTCTGTTACTGCAAAGTCTACTTCTGTACGCTGTATCGCTAAAGCACATACTAATACTAAGTCAGGGTGCACATGCTTTAGCCGCTCTCTCGATTTCTTGCTTAGCTTAAAGACCATAGCAACTATCCCTAGGTTCCTCTATATAAATCGTTAATCCCCATAATAGCAAATAAAAGGCGCCTAGTAAACACATAGCCGCCAACAATATATAACGAGAGAGGCGTAAAAGTATCACCTAATAAGGCTCTTAATTTTACACGCTGCGAGTTTTGCGTTGAATAAAGTCTCTGCATCCATAACCGCGCTGGTCGTTGCCTGTGAAATAAAGATAATGCTGTTCCCCCTGATGCCCGCCAGAGAAACCAATGAGTACTTGACCTCTTCTTGCTTCGATGTGTAAATGTCTTTTAGTAAGCAATCTGGCATCTCAGCCACATTCAAAAGTATGTGGTCTTTCTTGAGTAAATCTCTCAGCATGTAGATGTAATGGCTGTCTACTGGCATATTAGAGTATTTCTCTTTAATCTGGTCTGCGGTTAAGTGTCCTTTTAATGCCGTCGTTCTTGGCTGGATAACATCTACAAAGTAAGGCTGGTCTGGACTAGGTGGTCCACCACAATTATGCCCTTCAAACATTATTGCTCTATCTATGCCGCTATCAGCATTGGACACTTGATGTTCTAAGATAGACATCCCATCGGCAAGCCTACCCATATCTTGATACATACGCTCTTTTGCAGTAAAAGCAATCTTACCTTTAGATATTAGAGCAACTACTATAGCGGTAAATCCTGCTATTAATCCTGCAATAATTTCTGAACTTAACATTTTTTCTTTCTCACTTTTGTATTTTAAGTCTACACAATGTATAGACTTACTTGTGGGGTATTAATTTTTTTCCACTTCTGCATGCTTCTTCTCTAACCCAATTAAACGGTGCATAGCTACTGCTGTGGTTGAGACTATTCCCACTACAGCCGCTACGACCCATGTTATATTCTTTAACAGCAACGCTGTTAATCCTGTTTCTGCTGGCATATCCATCCCAATAAAATCTATTATTTGTTCTTCTGCATACTTGTCACTCACCTTATCTTTAAGCTCAACAAGGGATTGTCACTATCTAACCCTCTCTAAATTAATTTCAGATCGTGAAAGCACTACAGATATTTCAGTAAGCCCATTGTCAGAAGCAAGCGGAGGATTGTTTGTCCCTGCCCCAGTAACCTCAACAGCCGCGATGGTAACGTAGTCACCAGCAGTAAGCTGTAGCGGCTTTGATGCTACCGACATAGGCCAATGCGCCCAAGTGTTAGAGTTGCTTCTAATATATGTTGCGCCTAGCCAACTTGCCCCAGAAACATCTACTCCATTAACTTGTATCTTTGCTGTACCTTGCGCCCTAGTTGATGTAGAGTAAAAGTCTAATGTGCCACTGATGCGATATATACCAGTCTCCGTTACAGTTAGCCTTTCAGGATTAGTGCCTGACCAAGTTATGCCAGTTCCATAATTATCAACAGCCGTAGCCCAAGTCAAATCTGTCCATGCGTTTTGTACTAATGCTAATGACCCTGTGCCTGTGCGGGTAACAAATTCGTAACTATCAGCAGAAGTTAGCCCTGCGTCAACGTAAGCCTTGACCGATTGTTGTGTGGGAAGTCTGGTTGCTGAATCGCTAACCATATCATCTTCGTCAACAACGAAAGCACCAGAAGCACCTGTTGAATTAAAAGTAGCAAAAGGAGTACCGATTGCCGCACCAGCAATATCAACAGATTCATTACCAAATCTAATCTGAGAATGGACTGTAGTTCCAAGATAATCCAATGCAACTACACGCTTGTCTGTCAAGTCAGAGCGCATTCGATATTGGACTATGCCACTGTCGGTACTTACTACATCTGCGACCTTCGTGCCAGCACCGAACACATTAAGCCCTAAGCCTCCTGCCGTGCTTACTACAATAGAACCATCTGCCGATACTGTGATTCCTGAAGTGCCACCATTACCTACTATGCTGTGCGTCTGTAAGTCTAAGTTGCCACCTAGCTGTGGAGTAGTATCTTCTACTAAGTTTTGTAGAGCATTGTCAGCCGTTGTTCCTTGCGCTGATGTTGCGTAGTCAGTAGTGTCGAATGCTTTAACTTGAGCAAGATTAGTAACCTCACTATTGCCCAACTTGCCATCTAAATCTGCTTGTAAGCCTGTAGTATCTGCAACAACTAAAGCTCTAGCAGCTGATTGATTACTAGCGTTACCAATGAATACATTGCCCTCATCCAAGTTAGGAGTAGCGTTAGAACGCCCTGCGCCACCCACTTTAATAGTGCCATTACTTGAGTGTACTCGTTCTACAGTACCTATGTTTTGTATCTTAGCCGCCTCTCCTGTAGGAGGAACATTAGTTAATGTACCAGCAGTTGTAGCCACATAAATAGGTTGTCCAACCGCCCAACCAGCGTAATCTGTCTGAATACCTTTAAGAGAACCAAAGGTTACAATTTCTAAATCGTTGTTATCTGAAGCTGTTGTAGCAGCTAAACCAAAGGCTGGCATAGTAGCAGCATCAGCATCCGCTAGGGTTACTTCAGGAGTATTACCAGAGATTCCTGAGATGGCTATAGCCTGTCCCTTAGTAATTGTACCACCTGATCTATTCTTAGCTGTAAATTGAACAGCCCCGTTTAATGGGCCAATGAAATCAGTAGCAGTGACTGTACCTGTAAAGGTTGCGCCAGTGAGCATTGCTGCACCGGCAGCGGTTACATTAGTGGTATCCGTTACATCAGCAAGAGCTTCGATACCATCGAGCTTTGAATGATCCGCGTTTGTAAAGTTTTGATCGGTCTTAACGTACGTTGCGTCAACTACATAGTTTGCGTTGTACGCCTGAACACTAACCCCTATGTCAGCGTCTTTAAGTATAGTTGCATCAGAGGGTTCGTAGGCACTAGGGTCGAAGGCTTTAACGGCTGCGAGGTTTGTAACCTCACTATCCATTAACGCGCCAGCAGCTGTTACATTTGCTGTATCGGCTGTAAGTTTTGCGTCTAAGGCGGACTGTAGGTCGGCTTGTGCAGACAGGGTTCCCGTTATGCTGCCCCAAGCGCCGCCACCCCCTCCACCCAAGGCGGTTATTCTTTCGTCTATGACCGCTTGAGATAAAGTACCGACGACAATCAGTTGCTTGCTTGAATCAAAATCTAAATCTGCGACCGTCATAGCTCCGCCTTGAAGCTTTGTTCTGACCGTGGACTGTCTGATCAGCTTTCCTGTATCAACCTCAAAAATAGCTGTGGTCCAAGAAGTGGAATATGCCTGATCAGCATAGCGAACCACCAGCTCAACTTGGAAACCTTCAGAGCCAGCTCCGCTTGCCTCATCAACGCCCTCTAGTATTGATTGAAACTCTGGGAACTCTGCGCCCAGAGTCAGCTCGCCAGCGACCAGCATTTGGCACTGTTGTTTCGCGGTTGATATTATTTGAATAGCCATTTTATATTCCTGCGCCGAGCGTTAACCGTCGATCTCTTGGTATCGCACCCAGACGTTGCTTAAGTTCGATGAGAAATTGCCGTTAGTGCCCTTGTGAAAAGGGAACGTTACCCAATCCCCGCTTGCGTTGTAGTTGGTGTTGTCAAGCAAGAAAGTTGTGGTTACGCCCATTTCGGCATAGCCGTCAACCACCGAATACTGAGGGTTGCTGATGACAGAACAAACTTGCCCGAACTCAGTGTCAGTTCCAGAGCTATTAACATAGCCACCGCGCATTTCTGCCGCGATCAAGCCAGCACTTCCAGAAACTCGATCAACGCGCATATCCCCACTGATAGTGACTAGCAGTTTAGTTGTGCCGCTGTATGGAGTAACTGGTACGCTGTCCGAAGTGCCGCGCAAAAATCCGCCTGTTGAATTAGCTCCGTTCGATGTTAATACTTCAAGCCCAACGCTAAACCGATTTATATACGCAACTAGGGTTGCCTCTAAAGTGGAAATATCGGTGGCAATTTTAGCCCCAACCATATCGTCTAGCGCATTTTGTGACATTGAGCCGAACACAAGCAGATCTTGCCCGCTATCAAAATCAAGGTCCGCGGTTGTTTCAGCGCCTCCCTCTTCCTTGGTTCGAAGGGTAGCCTGTCTCACTAAAGTTCCTGTATCGATCTCAAAGATAGCTCTGGTCCAAGACGTTGAGAATGATTGATCCTTGTACCGAACCAGTAACTCTAGGAACAGCCCCTCGGTTGCGCCCCCTCCCACTGCCTCAGAAGCTCCCGCGAGGATACCCTGTACCTCTGGGTACTCTGCACCCAAGGTAAGAGTTCCCGCAACAGCCATAGTACACTCTTGCTTGGCTGTTGATATTAGTGTAATTACGGGCATTGGTTGTTCTCCATCAAGGTCAATTGGACCGAGTATTGTTGGTATCTAGTGGGTGTTATACTGGTACTTGAAACGGACCCCAAGAACCAGTGTTGATTGGTTGTCTGATCTTGTTCGAAAAGACAGTACCCACGAACTAATTTATTCTTAATAAAGGTTCTTAACGCCTCTACGTTGGCCTCACTCATACCCTCTAGGCGTAGGTTCCTAGAACGAACGCTCGTGCGCAACCTAGCAGAGGAACCACCCTTGGTTTTAACCTGCTCTAGTTCAGGCATATCTGCGTAGGTAGCTCCCCAAGAGTAGTTGTAATCAGCTTCGAAGCTCTCCGCGCCCAACATCAAACCCTCTATCTGCATCGCCTCAGTGAAACCTGTTACCTCAATGTCATAGGTGGTGGCGGCTACTGGAGTAGCTATTCTTATCAGTATATTCGCAACACTATCGCCGTGTGGCGCGGTAATAGCGGTACTACTAACTATCTCCGTCATACTGGTACCATCTCCCCTACTAAGAGTGTAAGTTAATCCAGTTAGCTGAGTTATGCCCTCTAGAATAACTCTGTCCGCGGCCCTAGCTTCTGGTAGAGTTATTCTTATACGAGCAGTGTGCGCGTTGGGGTACGTTACGGCGTCACTACTAGGTACTTGGTGGGTAGCGTCTATATCCGCTAGTGCTCTGACCAGTGTACCCTGCGCCACCATACCCGCGCCAGTATCCAGATACTCTGTTACTACTCCATCAAGGTAGGGCACGGTTAATCTTGCTTTATCATCCATCTGGCTGTTGCCTTTTTATGTTGTACGTGTTGACGGTTATGTCCTGTTGACGCTCCTGTAGCTTCTCAGTGATGCTAACGATCTCCGAGGTGTAACCGTTAGTTCCTTCTGCATAGACGTAGCCCGCTAATCCCACTACTGCATCGGGGTTAAGGCTACTCTCAGAAAACGTATACTCGCTACTTCCGTAAACATCCCTTATGTCTCTGTTAGCTAGGTACTGTGCGTCGGACCCCTGAACCACATAGCTAAAGATCTCTTTCGGCTTGTCGATTGTTAAATACTCGACGGACCCGTTCTTGCTATCGATCTCCGCGGTATCATCACTTGTATTATCGTAGTAGGTTACTCTGTAACCTACTTGCGCGGGAGTGCTTCTGGTCCTTTTAACAACCAACCCCTGAGAGTCTATTACGAACGTATCACTATATAGACGGTACTCCGCGGGGTTACCTACGCCCGACCATCTTTGAGAAAGGTCTATTGAACCCTCTTGCTCGCTCGGCAGGTAGTACATATCCACACTAGAAGCAATAGCGTCTATCCACTGTATCAAGGGCTTTCGTTGCGTAAACGCTACAGCCACGCTCATACCTTCTGGCTTAGTCGAAACCTTGTCTTCGCCAGTAGCCTTTTTGGTGATGTAACTGAGTACCTCACCCGCATAGGTCAAGCCAGTAATGCCGTCTTCGTTAAGCCTAACAACTGGACCAGTTTTGACTCCGTCGGCAAAGCCAAAAGCACCGAAAACAAGATAGGTCAAATCATCTATTGGCTCAACGCCAATCACGGGAGAATCAAAACCATTCGGCATAAAGGTTTCATCGAAAGAGCCGTCAGAATTGAATCGGCAGACATAGTTTACAGAGTGAAGTCCGTTCACCTCCGTGAAGTTGCCAAAAACAATCATAGACTCACCGTCAAAGCTGATAGCTGCCTGAGCATCGTTGTTGAAAGTGTTGCTTGAGAAAGAGCCTACCTCAGTGCCGTCAGCTTGAACGAAAGCCGCCCTAGCGACGTCCGCATCTAGATCGTAACCAGTCACCAAAAATAGATCAGGGTTTATTTCAATCATGGATTCAAAGGTACTGATTCCAGTGCCATGAATAAAGTCTGAATCATAAACGCCATTGGAGGTGAGAATCTTCTCCTCATAAGGCAGGCATATCCGCCCATCAGAATACTGGCTCGCAAAAATAGGCAGTAGCCCTAGCGTGTAATTGAATGTTCCGTCAGGCGCGTTATCTTGGTCGAAAAGCATAAGACCTTCATAGGCGGCATCACCGAGATAATCGGAGAAGGTTCCGTATGCCAGAGTTTCGCCTCCGAGGGTTTTTATCGTTCCCGCGACATAATAATTGGTGTCACCATCCATGCTATCTGGCGACAAGCTTCCATCAGAAAGGATCGCGGCAATTTTTGTTTGAGATACTCCAGCATACTCATTAAATCCACCTGTAATGTGCATCACGCCGTCAGCGGCTCCAGATATTTTTTGTATTACTGGGTTGCTAACTCCTGTGTCAACGGCCCCACCATCAATCGCGAAAGTTTTGTCAACGCGACCATCTGGTGTTATTTTAGCTATACAGCTCACTGGGACTCCGTCTATTTCAGTAAAGTTCCCAACAAGCACGACCGATCCGTCTGAGCCATAAACTGCATCAGCAACAATTCCAACAATGTCAGTATAAACCGAGCTTAATCCAACCGACGTTATGCCGTGAAACTTGCCTGTAATCGACTCAAATGTTTCGTGGCTTTTTGCCTTTCCCTTTGAGTCGTATAGCGCGATGGATTTAGGGCATTTAGGCATTTCAAAAACATCTGGAACTTTAAAAGTTGGCAAGAACTCAAAGCCGTCGCCAGCAGGGTCAAGCACCTTGATTTTTTTGGCGTAATTTTGCGGTTCTGTAGGTTCGTGAATCGTGTCCCTTATCTTGCTTATCAAAACTGTGCAAGGAGAGGTTCCGTAATTTACGGGAACTAATCTCACCCCCATTCCAAACGAAGCATTATAACCAGTCAGGCTTGGCCCCCCATGTTTGGCAGACCCTTCGGTAAAAGTTACGTCTTGCCAATCGTTTGACAGCTTAATCATTGGAGCACCCGAAATTTCAGCAACCGCGCTCCATTTCAAATAAATCTCACCAACTATTCCACCCGCAAGCTTGGCTCTGTATTCAATGATTCTATAGTCTGGTGTGTCGTCGCCCGTGTCCAAGTCTTTCATATTCATGATTACTTGAGGCTCTTCAGTTTCATCTGCCGCAGAAAGCCGAATTAAGCCGTCTTCAAAAAAGGCTCCATAAACACCGTCGCCTAGTTGCGCCTCGGTTGCTGTTATGGTTATTTCGCCCGAACCAGTACGCCACTCAATTTCAAGCTCTTTTGAGTTGAACTCGTCGAAAGTTGCAATGGTGGTGCCTTGACCGATTGCGTCACCCGTCAGAACAGGGTCGACCGACCAGTTGATAACTTTCTCGCCTGAGTTTGCGACAATCTCAAGAACGATCTTTTTTTGCAACAAATCAAACTCTAAAAGCGATTTAACTTTTCTTGGCTTGTATAGCGTGACCTCTTCAATCCAAAATGCCACAAGGTTTCCAGAGGGGAAAACTCCGTTGCCTTTAAAATCAAACTCTATGTATTTTTCTCCAACATCATCTATTGTGATTAGGCTGTTAATACCTAGACCATAGGCTGGCTCAGTGCTGGTCGGAGACTTGCTGAAATTATCTATCGTTATGGTCCCGCCACTCTGATTGACGTTTCGAGCCATGAGTTTAATAGTGCCAATCTTTTTGTCGAACTCCATTCTTACTCTTGACGCGGTCGCGTTTGGTCCTGTAATTTTGAACCAGTACGAAGTTTCTGGTCGAGCGGCAGCAGAACCAACTATTGTGACAACAACTGGCGCGTTTCCGCCTGACGTTATTTCGCTATCGCTTACGGTCGTGAACTTGAAGTTGCCAGCCTGAAAAGTGCCAACATCAGAAGCTTGCTTTATTCTAAAGCTCTCGCCTCCGCTGTTAGCCTTAACGGACATCGGTGACTCAACAGTGAATGTCGCGTCAACATCTGCACCCGCGCTTGTGACAACCTTGTCGTTTGTGGTTTTCCAATCAAAGCCAGCCGTGTAATAAGTCGTTCCCGCGCCAGCATCGCCAGAGAGGGTCACGTTGCCAAAAAGCTCACCATCTTCTAAGCCGTTAAACGGAAAGTAATTTAGCTCTGTATCTGTATTAGGACTAATCTCGCCATCGTGAAAATCGTGTACACCGTCGCCTATGTACTTGGGTGAGTGATTCCTGTGAGACTGACCGATCAGAAAATGTTTTGCACTTCCGTCGTCATGATAATTAAGGGGGAAGTGCTTTAATAAATCTCTGGGAGTTCTTGAGGCTGCGAGTCGCAAAACGTCGCCCACATCAAAGTTCTCAATAAGACCCTCGGACCATACCTTATAGTCGTTCCAATGAAGTAACTCCTCCTCCGCTTCTCCGACGTAGATCCTTCCCCCAACCTTCAGAGTATAGTTTGCCCCGTCGAATATCTTCTTATCTAGTTCTAGGAGATCCGCTGCTAGGGATATATCGAAAGCCGCTACCGTAGATCCGCCCGCCTTACCGCTGAACGAGGCGGGTAGGGATGTAGTGCCTTGTATGGAAGGGAGTAGCTTCTTGTGAGTGTTCAGCCCCTTAACAGGATGCGTACTGAAATAAAGGTTGCCATTAGACACATACCCGTGAGAAACATCGTTACCGTCGTGCCCCTCAAGTCCACCCACCATACCGAAGTCCGTTTCTCCCGAAGGAAGGGTGTTGTGGGTATGTATTTCCAGCACACAGATCAATGGCTCCGCGTGCTTTAATATCTCTTTAAGTGTAGCCATTAATCATTATCTCGAGTAAGCGGAGTTGCTTCTAAATAGTGCCGCTGTCATTTGATTGGTTTGTTTAATTTCGTTCAACAAGCTCTTCATAACAGAAACCATTTCGTTTGTTCCGCTAGAGGACCCAGAACGAAGCAACCCATCTAGCTTGCTCTCTATTCTTTCTATCATTCCCTTGCGATTAACCGTAACCGATTCCTGACCATTAACCCCTATGGAGTACATCTGGTCCGAGGAAGAACTTATTATACCACTAGGGAGCACCGTTTCGCTACCACTAAGTGCGCTAGAGAATACCCCTAGGCTCGGGATGTTCAAGGAGTTGGTTGTTATACCCATGCCCTGAGTAGTTACCCCGAGTCTCCTTAGCTGCTCTAAGTAATCACCTACCGCGGACCTTCCCTGTTCAGATATTGTCCTTGATAGATCCCCGAAGCGATCTGCAATACCCCCAACGGTTAGTTCTCCTATCTCTCCTATCGCCCCCATTGTGCTCTCGAAGGAAGTGATACCGTCATCGTTAAAATCAAAAAGCTTTTGCAGGTTCTCATCGCTCGCAGTAGAGAAGTTGTTCGTCCATTGATCAATGGAAACACCCGATTGCTCTACGAAATACTTCGCATCCTCTAGAGCTATACCGTAGTGCTCACTGATAGACTGGAAGAGTGCATCCGTAGAAGCCATGCCATTCTCTGATAACTCATCAAAGCGTGCGTCTATTAAACCTAGGCTGTCCCTTGCATCGAAATAAGATTGACCAAAACCTGTAGAGAAGTTCTCAAAGAAAAGGTTGCTCGGTTTAACCAAACCGTTCTGAACGGCTGTCTCAAACACCTCTCCATAGCTAACAGCCTCATCCAATCCGTCACGATAGGTCTGCCAAACTTCCATTATGTCTTCGACAGTCTTGTCTTTATCCAAGACGCGCAGAGTACCGAAATCGGAGTTCAGGCTCTCGAAGCCCGCAGCTCTTAATGCTTCCTCGAAACCATCCAGTGAGCTCTGCGCCCCAGTGAAGAAGCCGCCATTACCGTTGGCCCCCCCATTCGCTAGGAATTGGGCATTTAGACCAGATCCTCGTACACCAAAATCGGAACCGAACACACCTGTGTTGTTACCCGCCGCGGAACCCTTCTGGACCCCGAACAAATCAGGCAAATAATCCTCTTGGAGAATTTGATCGTAGTCTCGCGCTCCACCCATACCCGCTAGAGTGAGTACAGCCATTGCCGCCCAACCTGCTGGTCCCATAGCACCGAGTACAGCAGAAGCTCCACCTGTTAGAGCGGCAGTTCCCGCATATGCTCCGATAGCACCAGCACCGAATGTGGCCGCTCCACGCGCTCCACCCTGCTCGATGCCTGAATACATTCCGTATAATCCGCCAGCAACACCAGCGACAGCTCCCGCAGTACCTAATGCGCTTAGACCGTTACCAGTTTGTGATGCTCCTTGCTGGGCGGCGAGCTGAGAGGCATCAATTCCCATACCTGCAGTGCTCATGTTCGGAGGAACATACCCTGAGAAGTTTGTGTATTGTCCGAGGCTCTGAGCATAAGGAGTTGCTGCTAAATTAAGGCCGCTCGCGGTTGATCCGTAGCTTGCGGCCAACGCACCCGATAGACCTGTAGCCCCGTTAACACCGTAACTCGCGGATAAGGCTGTTCCCAGCTGTGATGCGCCTCCCCACCACCCAGCCGTTTGCCCCACTCCATAAAGCTGCGCAGCGTTCATAGCAGCCGAGCCGTAGCCCATCACGCCGCCCTGCTTAATACCGTTGTATATTCCGAAAGCGTTGCCCGCGGCACCAAGGTATGTTCCCGCCATACCCGTATATTCTTGACCGCCTGTGAATTTCTGGTAAGCGTTATACGCGCCAAGCCCTGCGCCGCCCATCTGGACCGCACCAGAAACCTTATTGCCTCCCGTTATCTGCTGGTACCCCGCATAGAGACCAAAGGCTGCTGCCGCTCCTCCTAATACCGCGCCCGTTTGTTGCTCACTCAGACCAATATAAGAACCAAAGTCCTTCGCTAATCCTCCGAGTGAGTTGTTTCCTGTACCGCTATTTCCGCCTAGGTTGAAGCCTCCTGTGTTACCGCCAGCGTTGTTCCCCCCGAAACCGCTATTGTTAAAGTAGTTTCCTATACTGAAACCACTAAAGTCTAGGGTGCCTCCGTTGAAGAACGAGCGAAGTAATTGAATTAAACCAGAGGCTAAGAAATCCTTAACCATCCTCTTCCAGAGGTCCTTAAAGAAATCCTCTACGCTCTCACCATCAACGATCGTGTCTATCAGTCCCTTGCTGAAACCTTCGATAGCAGAGTTGAGTTTTTCGATACCCTCTCTCTGGGCAATGAACTCCGCTTGCTGAGCTACTAGTGCAGGGTACTTCGTCTCTAGTTCCGCGATACTAATGCCGTACTTATCAGCAACGTCCTTAAGAGTCTTGTAAACCTCCGCTGCAACAGCTCCCTCACTAGCGGATATTCTTTGTATTTTTAGCTGGTTCTGCTGGTCTATGTTAAGCTCTTTCAGAGCCTTCCCCGCGAGCTCCGTAGCCGCTCCGCTGGAGCGCATTGCTCCCTCAACCTGAGCCTGTGTTAAGCGTAGAGCCTTGAGTGCTTTCTCATACTGAGCGACGTCGATCTCTCCCGACTTATACTTACCGCTTAGCTCCTCTACAGCCTTCTCTACATCCTCAGTGGCTCCAGTGTGCTTAGCGAGTTCTGTGCGCAGCGCCTTTAACTTAACACTATAAACACTTACTTCCTTACCAGAAGCTTTGTGAGCTGCGTCGAGTAAAGCAATCTCTTTTCGAAGATCGGCTTCCTTTTTCTCCAGCTCCTCTGTTACAGAGAGCTCTACCTTTTTCTTCTTAGAGCTCTGATCTATTTTCTTGTTGAGCTCCTCTATATCGTTGGCGAGTGCCTTCTTGCCGTCCGCCCCGATCTTATCCATCGCGACAGAATCTTTCTGGAGCGCGAGTAACCCTTCTCGTTGAGTACGGAGCTTCGCTATCTCACCCGCTTCCGCGATGTAGAGGGACACTAGTTCCTCTGTTGACGCAGTGTCCCCCTCACTCGCTTTACGCTTCCGTTCCTGCACAGCTGAGAGATTTTCATAGGCTGCTAAAACAGCATCCGAAGCAATCTTTAGGTCCTTACTGGCTTTTAGCTCCCCGTAAATAGCGTGGTTGTTCTCGAAGCGGGCTTCTGTTTCGGCAAGTTTTTTCTCCGCAAGTTGTGCCGTTGCTATCGCTTCTTGGACCGCCGCCTCCGCTCCCGCCTCCGTTTGAAGGATCGCTGCTGCGACAAGCTTCTCCTTCTCGGTCAGCAACTTCAGCTCCTGTAAAGAAGCCTCCGATTGGAGATCGTCTAGCTCGATGCGCTTGATTCTGTTCTGAATCAGTTCCTGCTCTTGGAGCAGTGTCTGGTAGCTTTGCTCGGTCAGCGCTTTCTCAGCGGCGGCGAGTTTATTTAACGACTCTGTGGTGAGGTCTATGTTGTCTACCCCATCACCAAAAACATCAAACATGTACGCCGCCTGTACCGCGAGCATAACAAGTCCTAGTGGTCCACCTAGGAACGCCATTACCCCCTTAAGGCGTGTCATCGCAGCGCTAACGAAACCAGTGGTTGCTGCTAGTGTTCGGTTAGTTGCCGCCTGCGCTGCTTGTGCCGCAGTGAGCGCTCCCGTAGCGGCTGTTAGAGAGGCTCTGTTAGCGGTCGCCTGCTTCTCTAAAACGGTTAGTCGAGCTGTTTGGGTAGCTACCGCAGCTTCTGTCTTAGCCCTTGTTAGGTTAACCTCGATCTGACGTATCTTTACCGCCAGTGATTCGCCTTCGGCAACTAGGCTCGCCCTTACAGCAGCGGTTCTTCGAACCATCGTGGCTTGCTCCGCCACCATCGCTTTCTGGTTCTCTAGTGTTGCTGCTTTCTGTGCTCTGGTAGCCGCAATATTGGAGGCGATACTTTTCCCCCAACTATCCATAGTCTTAGCGACCTTTATTGAAACCAGCCCGATAAAAGCCTGCCCCAAAAGATCCGCGTTTTCCGTCAGAGCACCTATAATAGACACAACCTTATCGGTAGCCCCGTACTCCTTATTGATGCTTTGGATGCCTGTGATAACAACGTTCTGTGCGCGTTGTAAAGCATCGCCAACCGTAACAGGGATCTGCTCGAACTGTCTGCGGATCTCTGGAGCGGATTTGGCGAGAGCTGACATTATCAGCTCGGTGGTTAGCTTACCCTCGATAGACATAGCACGGAGCTCTGCCTGTGTCTTGTTGGCACCCTTAGCGATCGCGTCCATAAGACCAACCGCGTTCTCAGATAGAGAACGGAATTCGTCGCCGCGAAGCAAACCAGATGAAAGCGCTTGGCTTAACTGGAGAAGGGAAGAAGAGGTTTCTTTGGCGGAGGCACCACCAATTTTTAGAGACTTGGACACAAGCTCTGTGATTTCCGAGAGCTGCAATGAGCCCGTCGTGACGTCCCCTAATCGTTGCTTTAAGCGAACGTAAAAGGAGGTAGTGGCCTCGATCGAGGCGCGAGAATCTTGGGAGACAGCGAGTAGCTCTCTCTGAGTTGCGACCAGATCAGCGTTACCGCTGGAGACTAGTCTTAAACGACCCTCTAATAGGGTCATTGAATCGGCGGCACGTATAGCCTCTCTTGCTAAGAGACCAATGGAGATACCCCCAAACGCTTTAGCAAAAGCGCTGGAGGCATTCGTACCCACCTGCATCGAACGATTATATCTATCTAAGGACTTTTGCCCCTTTCTAGATGATTCGTCAAGCCTTTTGATTGCTGCGGTAGATCCATCTGCCGCTCGCACCATACTTGCGTTTTCCCCCGTTAATCGAAGGAGGTGCTCGTATACTGTTCTACTCATGGCTTGCTCTTATATATTCGTTTTCGATTACCTGTATGTCCTCCATAATTTCTTTACGAAGTTTTTTAACAGGGTAAAAAGCTTTTAGGTAAGCTAACACCGCGCTATAATCTAGTCCCGTAGGAACCGTCCTCTTGGTCCCAGATACATAGCGCATTTGTGTCATTACCTGCTTGAACGCCATAAAGGATTCAAGGTTTTCCTCATATAGTTCGAAATCCGTGAGGGCCTTTCGATCCGTTTGCTGAGCACGATAAGTTTCCTCATCCGCACCCATAAATACCGCTTCCTCGAGTTCGTCGTCCAGTTCCTTCTCTCGGGCTCGGTTAACAGCGGCTCCGCAGAGGAAGCGTGCCGCCCCTGCTAGTTTTTTAAGCGTTCACCAGTAGCACTCCAGAAAGCCGCATCAAATGCGCGGTAATATGCTGGGTGATCCATGAACTGTTTTAAAATAGCTCTACTAAAAGGAACCTCTTTATCATCAGCATCGTAATACTCTTTCCAACCAACGACACCATCCATAATGAACTTCTGTCCCTCCACACCGAGCTTCTCAATATCTTTATTGATCTCCATTCTAGCCTTCTGATCGGAAGCCAGTATTTTCTTCTGCTCCAGATCTCTTGCCCGAACCGATAGCTCCTGTGTATCTCGAACAACTTCTTCCAAGCGTTTCCGATCCACACGTTTAAAGGTTACAGTGAACTCCACGGTCTTATCTTCCGCGAGCTCAACCGTGACAGGAACATTTACATGCTCCTCAAATCCACGTAATTTAAATTTTGACATAACAACACCGTTTACCGTTTGACCGTGAAATAAGGATGTGGGAGGAGTGTCACGGTCAACAACACTCCCCCCACTCTACACTACTTACGCGGCGTAGAAACCAAAATCAATCGTGTCATCTTGAACTTCAATCTGACCCTGAAGACCAACATTACCATCCTCTAGAGCGACCTCAGAGAGACCCATCAATTTGCCAGTTGCGTTCAACTTGAAGATATGCCCAACACGATTATCCATGCTCAATACAAGATCATAGAAGTTCTGTTGGATGTGATCCTCTGCCCACTCAAAAGGATTAGCTACACCATCAAAATCAAGTTGCTTGAAGGTAATATCGATTAAGATCTTCTCTTCTTGCAGACTAATATCGGCGCAGTTAGGCTTATCGATCGGAACAACCGACCAACCAAGATTAGGTATGTTGAAAGAGTGTACGCAGAGCGTCTCACTATTAAAGGTCAGAGTATTAAATGATCCGTTAGTGAACGTTACTGGGCTAGCTGTGATAGCTGGAACAGTGGTTCCTAAAGGAGTAGAGGCAACCTCTACAGGTCGCTCATAAACACCCGTCATGTCCGTAACAACGAACTTAGGGCGATCATCACTCAGACTAATACCCAGTTGTCCGCGAGCATTGTATGTGTCGTAGCGGTAAACCTTGTAATCTCCCACACCGTTAGTAGCTACTCGTCGAACCATGCCGAGGCTAGCCATATCGATGTTAGATCGATCCGAAGGTGTGAACACCGCTTCGCCCGTAGCGAGAGCCATATCGTAGCCACAAGCTCGGATAACGTCAGCTGCAGGTGGATCATTAATCTCACCCGCGCCAGCATCGCCGCCACCAATAAGATCCATTTCAAAACTGAACTTATTGTATTGGGTAGTGTGCTTGGTTAGTGCGTTACGACCAGAGCCGCCGTCATAATCGATAGTAACTGTCTCACCATCATAGATGGTCGCTTCGAGATTAGAGGTACGGATAATGTCCGTCGCATCAAAGGTCTCTTTGACGTCAACAGCTGCTTGGTTTTCGAAGTACAGTGCCTTCGACTTATCATTTATATTGGTTGTCATTACTTACCTCTTTTAGTAGTGGCTGACTTGGTTTTTTGAGAGGCGTCTTCAGACAACTCTGATTTATTCTCGGAGACCTTTGCTTCCACAACTGGTTCCTCGATCTTGGTGGCTGCAACGATATCAAAACCGCACTCTTCGCAACCTAGGGTGCTCTCTTTAACAAGTACCCCCTTTTTGTTTCTATAAATTTTTGGCATTAACAGCCTCCTAGTGAATAAGTTTTATAGACCTCAACCCAGTGATAGGTTGATCCCCTTACTGTGACGATATCCCCCGATACGTAAACCATCGCGTGGTTAGGGATATCCGTCTGCTCTGGGTTGGGACGAATCCCACTAGCCCGAACAACCTTGTTTAGGTGTTTTCGTGCGTGGAACAAATCCCCCACCTTGCAGAAAATTATAAACGCTACATTGTCCTCGCTCGCTTGCTCCTCAGTACCGTCATACACCGTCATACCTCTCGGTACGGAAGAAACGGGCTGCATATAACAGGCTGGCAGGTCTCTCATGACCGACTCCGCGGGCTCCTGAAAAGTAGCTAGATCGAAGACCTTGAAGTACTCCTCCATGTCCGCCCGAATCTCTTCTGCAAAGCTATAGTTATCTAACACTAGGTTAACCCCAACCGTCTTCTAAAATGATAATCAAAACGACTATCGTAGTGTGCCTGTATATCCTTCTGAAGGACCCCTCCTCCCGATAAAGAACGAACCATTTCTGGTACCGCTATCGTTCTGAGAACCTTGATCTTAACCTTCCTTCCAGCGTACTTCGGAGAGGCTGCTTCGGCTGCGCTCAAGCGCTTCCAAATTAGCTCATCCGTTCCTCTTCCGAGTAGTCTAAAACCACCCTTAACAACCTTCGTGCCACCCGTCTTCTTAATCTTAACCCGAGGGCTTGACTTGGCGGCGGTCCCGAACCTACCTAGGTTCGGTCGGTTATCTTTATAAACAAGATCTACTTGTTCTTTTGTCCCGTAGCTTCTAGCCAAGAAGGATTTCTCCCTAACCTTAGCTGCCGAAACATTATATACTTTACGGACCTCTTTACTTACAGCTGTCCTAGTCTTATTGCCAGTGTCTCTCAAGGCGCGTCGACTAACGTCGCTCACATTCTTAGCGCCATACAACTGCACCAATTTCTTTGTGTCGTCTGCCCTGAACTGAAACATTACGTTGGCTCTACCTCGATGGTTCGAATATACCCATCGTCCATCACCTCTCTTCCCAGTGTGTAATCCTTGCCTGTTTCTAAACAAGTGATTCTGGATCTAGAGGTATCATGTTGGGGAAGCTCCTCTGTCAGTACCTGTACCATATCAGATTGATAAATCATTTCTTGGTACTCTCCATCAAGAGTAATCGACACCTGCGTAGTTATACGAACAGGTGTCTCCTCCCCATCACGATCAATGTACACGCCCTGAGTGCTATGTTGCCTAAAGACACTTCTAGCTACCCTTCTCTCACGGCGTGCCATTATTTACTACCAAGCCGCAACTACAGCAGCGTTCTGACCACCACGGACAACCGCGTTAGGACGAGTATTTAGAACCAACGGGTTGCTCTGCGTCTCGATAGTGATACCCTTGTCGAAAGGCATCGGCTCAGACTTAGAGTAAAAATCAATACCCATAGTGTTCGCAGCTTCCATGTAGTCCGCTGGCGCATAGCGCTCAATGAACATACCCTGAACGCCCTCTGGGAAACCCCAAGCTTCGTCCGCCTCGATAGTAACGCCTTCACCACCACGATACTCTTCGAACGTAATGCCCGCATAAGTAAAGCCGTTACGAAGATCATCGCGCTGCATAGAGGACTCGTTAAAACGATTCCAAGAAGCTACGACCAATGGGTGAGAGGTGAACGCATCGAAGAAATCAGCGCCACAAAGAACCCGAAGACCTCTGTAACCGACCTTACCTAGCTTAGACTCAACCAAGCGCTTGAAAGCCATACATTGGTTACGAATGTCTGTGGCGTCCGTATCAAGATCCCAGTCAAACTGAGTCTCGGTAGTACCCATAGCATTATGGATATCCAAGATAACAGAAGAGCCGTCCGCGTCGAGCAACGTACCCTTAATGGCGCCTAAACGAAGGTTCTCCATTGTTAGGTTGATGTTACTTACGTGATCCATCAACAGCTCATCGATCTTAGCCTGAAGAGCTGCGTTTGATGGACCGCCTTCCTCACCGAACAAACGGATATCTTGAAGCTGTGCTGCAAGAATATTCGAACGCTGTGGTAAGTGGATCGTGCTGAAAGGACGAGACTCGTACTTAGTGCCTACAACAGTAGTAGGCGTTGAACCGCGAGCTTGCGAGGGTACTAAACGAACCGCATCCTGCGCAATGTCGATAGAGACAGTAGTGGTATCAATACCACGGGCCTCAAATAAATTGAGCTCCGACAATCGAGTCGGAACATACGTTTGCTTCTTGATAGCAAGCGTAAGTGAACGCATGCTAAAAGCATCATTATTAAAAATGTCTGGTTGTGCCATTAGATTTTCTCCTTGTTAAACTACTTTGATGCCCTGCGCTTCAAGGCGCACGGTAGCAGCTGTTATCTTGCCCGCATCAAATCCTGATGGGAATGTTAGTCTGCCGAGGGCTACCTCAGCATCCTTATCGATCACAGCAACTTGGACCAAAGTCTCGCCCTGTGGGATAGTTGTGTAGAGCACGCCAACTGGGTCCGTATCTAAATCCACAACAGCCTTCCACTCGCCCGCTGTTAATTGTACGACAGTGCCGCTAACTACTTTCGCAGCTGGTGCGTCGAATGCCGCCTCTGGAGCGCCTTCCGTAAAGGAACGCTTTCCGTTCGCAAGTGATACAACAAACTCACCCTCATGATTACTTTCTGTTAGAACAGTCATTTATTTTCTCCGTCCGATTACTTGTTAGTTTTGTTTTGGAAGCTGTACAAAAGAGCTGTCTCTTGTGCGGCAGTCATTCCAGTGTCAGCATTCTTTTTGTCCGCTTCCGCTTCCTCTGAAATAGCTGTACTGATATCAGCTTCCTCTTTCAAGGAATTGATGATAGCGCCCGCTAGTTCCGCTGGATCAGCAAAATGCGCAGAGATAGCGGCTACTTGTGCAGCATCCATCCCAGCGGCAGTAAGCTTATCGCTCAACTTACCTAACGTGTCTAAGGAAGCCTTTACGGTATCCTCACTAGCGCCCTGCTTAATGAAGTAGCCCGCGAGGTGACTCGCTGATTTTTCTTCACATAGGTTCACGATAGCCATTGCATCGAACGCCTTGCTTGTTTGTATGGGAGCGTCTTCAGCTGCGTTCGCGCCAGTAATAGCGGTATTAGCGGCTTGGTCGCCCTGATTAGTTTTCTTAGTCATAGTTGTAATAACCTCGTTAAATGACATAATTTCGTCAGCCAAGCCAAGCTCAACTGCTCTCGCTCCAGTGTACACCTGCGCCTCTGTGTCCATCACAGTCTGCGTAGGTAGTCCACGGTTTGTTGCAACCAGCTCAACGAACATTGATCTCGTTTCGTCAATCCTAGTCTGTATCGAGGCTCTCACCTCGTCGGACAATGCTTCGAACGGATTAGCATCAACCTTGTGCTTTCCTGCATGAAGGAGAGTTACCTTAACTCCCTCATTAGCCAATTTCTCGGACATATCTTGGTGAGCTACTACCACACCAATAGAACCTACTACCCCCGTTCGGGGCATATAGATCGTCTCCGCGGAGCACGCTATAGCGTACGCTGCTGAGCAAGCTGTCTCTCCCACATAAGCGGCGATAGGCTTCTCGTCTCTAGAGACCGCGATAAGATCGCAGAGCTCAAATAAACCAGCAACCTCTCCTCCGCTTGAATCGATATCTAATACAATCGACTCTACTCTTGGATCGTTCAGTGCGCTCGAGAATAATCCGAGTATCCCATTGTATCCTTGCATACCCGAGATACTGGGTATCTGACTGCCCTTATTAACCAGAGTCCCGCTGATAGGGATAACACCCACACCTTCGTGTACCGTGTAACTCTCCGCTCTTGATCTTTTCGGAGCACCGTGCATTGCTTCCATAGGAGTCAATTCGGTTCCATCAGATAGAGCGATTGTTTCTAGATTATAATCTGGTTGTTTCGCCGCAAAAGCTGCGACGAACGTTGCTAGGTATCCCTGCTCAACCAACAAAGGGGTGTTAAAGATCCGCCCCGCTAAATTAAGGTTCTTCATTTATTTCTCCTCGTCCTCTTCGGCGGGTTCTTTCTCCTCTACAAGGAGATCGTTCTCGCTCATCAATTGTTTTTTACGAGTGGCGTGAGCTATGTTAGCCTCGAGTACTTTCGAAGAATCGCAATTAAGCTTTCGAGCTTCTTTCTCGTGAGTACTTAGGTCCGCCCCTATTCTTGCTACAGCTGCCTGAGCATCCTGTAAAGGATGTACATAAGCCCAACCCTGCGGGCGCCAGTCTGTGGCTAGATATTCTTTTTTCTTGTTCGCGTAATCTGGAAGACTGATAGCTCCACTAAACACCGCCTCATCCAACCACCATTCAGCGATCTTCTCAAGAACCTGTTGTATTAAATAAATCTCTTGGACTGCCTCAATCTCTCTCTGGAAGTCATTAAGTATCGCTCTTAAAATACGATCATTAACGCTCTTCCAATCACCCGTAACGAGCTCATAAGGGACACCGAAAGATGCAGAGATAGCCATAAGCTGCTGTCTCATATAGTCCGCGTAGAACTCTCCTCCCGACTCACCATCAAATAGGTTCAGGTTCTCACCATCACCTAACTGGGTTATTGATCCCGCCTGAAAAGACACCGATGGTAAGGGCTCATCCCCCATATCAAATGGTATTCCTGTTAAAGGATCTATCTGTACTCCAGTCGCTGGGTCGTATCTCGCTTCGCGCTCAATGGTACCCGTGAAGGATGCTTTGTTTTTCTTGCGCTCCAACTCATAATCATCATACGCTTCGAGGTTAGAGTTCTTGAATATACCCGAAGAAAACACGGGTAACGCTCTAAGCTGACCTGCTCGCAAGGGTATGTAGTGATGGATAACATCCTTCGCTAATATCCTTACTCTCTGGGTACCCTCACTAGTGAAGGTACCAAATGTTCTGTCCGAGGGATGCTTCTTAAAGAAGTGGTAAGCTATCCTCTCGCCGCTAGTATTCATTTCTATACTAGATATAATCTGGTTGCCGTTATTAAGAGTTCTGTTGAACGTTGGGTCCAACATGTCTGACTCAAGTAACTGGCACTGCATAGGAACAGCCATTCCTTTATAAGCGGGTCTTCTGCGACGTCTTATAAAGATCTCCCCTACCTCATTTCTGCCCCGACTTATTAGTCTCTGTGCAGCGTACAAGTGCCCCACATGTTCCGCGAACATAGTAGGTATGCTTTCCTTCCACAAGCTGTTAAGCTCGTCCCGAAGGTTCTCGTCCTCATTCTCAAACGTACAAGTTATACCTGTGCCGATCTCGTGCTTAACTAGGGACCGTAATCCGTTGCTAATATAAGGACCATTTCGAACCGCGTCTCTAGCTCTATCCTGAGATAGTCGAAGCTCAGGGCTAACCGCCGAGTTCGGGCCCGCTGGCTTGCCTGCCATTACTGCAGAGCGTGTTCCTCTACTAGCTGATACGTTATGCGTGCTACGAGAGTTCTGCTTGGGGGTCTCCTCAACAGCTGCTTCTGCAGAGCGTCCGAGAATATAATCCGCTATAACACCCATCCTTATAACCCCGAGCTGATGTTAAGTCTAAAGGACTGCACGCGACTCTTAGATGGAGAATCCTTACTCTGTAGAGAAGCAATAATTCTCTGCTCAATACGAAGCATTTCATCCAGATCTCTATACTCTACATACCGATCCTGATGCTTTGACTTAAGTTCACCAGCAGCTATTGCCTCTTGGAGATACCTTAAATCCGACTCAGTATAATTATCTACCTGCATTATGTACCCTCCTATAAGGTCGCGCCTTCACACTTCGCCTAACTCCAGCGGAGACTACGTTACTGTTTTTTTCCATGTCCGCCGCCCATAAGGGAGGTCTGTTCCACGAAATACTATGTCCGCCGAGTTGGTGCCAAGCGGCTAGTGCATAAACGAATAAATCCAGTGACTCGTTTGCCTTGCCTCTTATCTGTACCCAACCCTTCGCTTCTCGAATCTCCGCGTTAAGCAGCTCTTCGTAGTGTCTGTCTTTGAAATACTTGGGGAACTGTACGAACCCCCAACCATCGAAATCTCTGTCCAACTGACCAGCAATGTCGTCCTTAAAACGATCCGTATTGATCATCAGAACTGGCACATCGCCCTTACTGGAAACGTTCCTCTGTCCAGTTTGCTTTCGGGAATCAGGCCAGCTTAGAATTACCTTGTCCTGATTCTCTTTAATATTCTTCTTAACGCTGTCCCCGCCCATACCTCTGACCAGAAAACACTTTCTTTTCAAGGACATAGGGAGCTTTCTGTACCAGCTAAGAGCGTTATCATAAACACCCGCTTCGCCGCCACAATCCACAACTAGGAAGTGATTCATCAACTCCTTGCCGTCCTTAAGTTTATAAGTAGCGTTGATCTTTGCGTCTAGCAGGGACCAATCCTCTTCGTAAACCGCGGGCTGTATTCTGTCCGTCTTGCCTTCTCGATCGGTCTCGGTCAGGGTGTACCTATCAAGGTACCACGCCCTGTTTTCTGTTCCCATCCCGAACATACCAAACTCGAATCTAGATCCCTTACCACCCTGTACATCGACAGCTGTGATCAGGGTCCTAACTCCGTCTGGAACAGTGAACCTCTCTATATCCAAGGCACGTTCCTTAAGCAGCGCGAAATCCGTAGATTGTGATCTTCTAGATTTCGGTACATAAGGGTGAACGAACTCTTGGTTGTAAACGTTCTTAAGCGAGTCTTCGTCGCCCGTTCTTTCGTACTGATCCTCTGCTCTGGCGTAGGTTAACCCTATGTCAAACCAGCTATTAAAACTTGCGAACCATCCAGCGCACCAGAAGCTTGCTCTCTTAGAGACTCTTCCTTCTCCGTGCTTAACACCCTCCGAATCAATCGTCTGCCCTTCCTTTAACCAAGTTCCTGTTAAACGAAAAGCCTTCTCTTGGTCACGGGTTATGTGTTCTCCGCACAACGCGCATATCAAAGCTATTCCTGCCGCACGCTCCTCTACTGATTCATGAGGGGGTAAGTACATCGACTCATCTGGATCAGGGCTCGGTCTAAAGTACTCCTCGCAATGAGGGCACTTAGCGTAAACCATTCTACGGTCTCCCGTATTGTACAAACCAAGGATACCCTTGGTTGGTGGTGCCTCGTGAGGTCTATCCTCGGAGGGCTTCCATGTAGGATCATCAACCTCCTTAGAAGGCGTGCTCTCTACTGCGCACATGGCTTTACTCATGTACGTGGTCGTACGTTTCTGCATCTGATCGAAACCAGATCCTTCTCCGCCGATATCATCAGGCCACCGATCGTAATCGGTTCCTAGCATAAAGCCAATAGGCTTGCCCGCTAGCTGATTCTTACTGGGCCAACCAACGTTAAGTAGCTGCCCCGTCTTAAACTTCTTCCGCCATGTTGTATCTGCTGATCTACCAGCAAGTAACAGGCTCTTTAATTTGTCGGAGTTTGCAATCATCCGATCAAGGCGCCTTACAGAGAAATCCCCTGCGGAAGCCATATCTTTTTCAATGATCATCGCATCCATTGGATCCGCTATGATCTTGTGTGCGGCTCCATTAAGGATCACCGATTGAGTCTTACCGTTCTGTACACCCGCCGCTAGAATCACGCTATCGTAAAACCTAGAGGTCAAGGCGTCCGCTGGTTCCCTCATCAAGGGAGCTAGTCTAGAATTGTAATAACCTGTGTACGCCTCATCCTTAAGATAAACGTACTCTTCAGCACACTCTGTAACTGTTAATCTCTTCGGAGGACGTATTACGTCGACCGTTCTGGCTAGGGTTGCCCTAGCTGTGGCGAAGCTATTAATCACCCTGAACTTCCTCCGACACTTCCTCCCCATCGGGATCAAGGAAGTGCTGAAGGTTATGTGCCAAAGATTGTCTTGCGTCATCTACCGATGCAAGGAACACCTTTAACTGATCAGGCTGTAACCCAACCTCATGCTCTACTCTGTCTGGAAGCGTATCTAGTGCGAACACTAACATCTTAAATGCTTCCGCTACTACGTCCCGTACTTCTTCCGCGGGTATCAATTCCCCGCAATGCTTCTCGTACGCGAGGCGCTTGTTCTCTGCGTCGTACCAATCCTTACGGTCCTTAGGATCCATCTTATCTGGATCATTCTCTATTCCCCCAGCGTCTGCTCCCTTGACCTTCCAAGAGGGCATAACGGATAGTGCTATAGCGACTGTCTTAAACGAGTACTCTTCCCGCTTCGCAGACTTTTTGTCTGGAGCGTATCCTACAAGATACTTGATTAATGTTCGTCTATCTACTCCAGTTAGCTGGGCTAACCTGTTGACCGAAAAAGTTTCCATACATGACCGTGTGTTGGATGTTACGCTGCTCCCTGACTTACGCTAACAATGTAAGTCCATGTCTTATCAAAAGTATCAGCGCTGTCTGTTCCGTCTGCTTCGACGTACGGACCAACTACTCTCACATCAATTAAAACACTGGGTTCTGCGGGGACCTCCGTGGTGTCCACGGCAGGTAGGTTTAGATCGATGACCGATATATCCCAGTCATCCTCCCGATTAGCGTTCTTAGTTAATGTGCGCCAGTCGGTGTAAGCTAGCGTGCCAACGGTAGCTCTAATGCGAGCAGTGACTACTGCGTTATCGCTTATCTTAAACTGCTCCCCTTTAACTAGGAGTCCTGTCAAGACCACCCTTTTTTGGTAGGGTTGTCCTGTAACTAGTTTATCCAAGCTGTATTGCATAATCAGTGCCCTTGTGGTGTAAGGTGGTAACGAGACAAGTCATCAAGCATAAGGCCCATAGCCTTGGCAATCCATTACCTCGGGTTATTCCATTAAAGGCGCAGAGCCTTGGCAATCCGTTCCCTCGGGTTAGACCTTTCTATTCTTGGCAGTGTCTGTTACCACCTAACTTGTGCGCGGTACCCCGCTTTATTTGTTCTTCCCCCAGAAACAGAAAACCCCCGCTGCGCGAACAACGAGGGTGCCTGTACAAGGAGGAGTCATATGAAAGAGCCCATTATGAGCGGTCTTTGGTAGGAATACCCGTATATATGTGGGTATTCCTTCATAGAACCATATTAGAGCACGGTTTGTTACTCGATGCAAGTGATTGATTATAAAAGGTTTATGTTTTTGTACAATTTATTTCTAGGTCCATGGCGGACCGCGGGTTCTCGGGAACTGGCGTGCCTGCTGATTTCTAGGTGGGCTGTAAATCCTTGATTCATAAGGGCTTTTGAGGTGGTACCATGAGAGCGCCAAAAATATTGAGAGATCGAGCTCAATCTGCGCCCACGATCGAAAAAAAAATTTCAGGGTCCCTCTACTTGACACATGTCCATTATTTCTTTTTTGCCAGTTCGCGGCCCGTTTTGGTCCAATTACGGGCCCGTAAATTTTAGGCAAAAAAAACCGCCCAAATTGGGCGGTATAGGTTAAAACATTTTAGCGCTTGGTTATTTATTCACGCGGGCGCATGCCAAGCAATGCGAGTAATACCCAAATAAATATTAAAAGTATGCCCTCAATTATGCCCACGTTCCCGCCCTTCTCTAAGTTTGGCGGGCGCTTGTTTTGGCGCTTCATTGTTTGGCCCACTTTTCGCGAATTGTTAGCCAAATAGTAGCTTGAATAATATACGCGGGTACATTATGAAAACGCGCTATATCCGCCGTTATACTTTCGATACGCTTGTATTGTTTGGCAGTGGGCGCTTCTACTACGTCACGGCGTCGGGCGCTTGCTGATACCGTGCAAGCTCGCATATGCCATCGGTCAATTGTTACGTGATCCCGTGCTAGGTGCGCTATATTCTGCGCGAAGGCATATGTTTTGTATGATACGGGCGCCAATATATTTCCCGCCGTTAATAGTTTGATAGCTTTCGATTTATTAGCGCCGTAGGTAGAAACAACAACGGCGTTAACATCAGGCCCGTATCTATACGCGTGCAACAAGTTTTTTGCGTCAATTTTGTTTCGTTCCCATGTTACCGACGGCGATAGAATAGAAACAATACAAGCTGCGATATAAGGAGGCACGCTATAATCACGCGCTAAATTTGCACAGAAATATTGAGCTTCTTTATACCATTCCGCGCCGCGGATCCGCTGGTCATCGGTCGCATAGGCTAGCCATGAATTAAGACGGTTTCTGATTTGACGGTCGCTTAAGTCTACTATTGATAGTTTTTTCATTTTGCGGCTCCAATTGTCAAAAAATAGTCGTTGTTAAAAGCTTGTTTTTCGCCGTCATAAATAGGCGAATAAACGAGAGCGCTTATTCCGTCGCTATACTGCAGCGCTATACACTCTTGATCTAGTGCGAGCGCTAACAAGCGAAGCTTCGTTTGAATTGTTATCATGTCGCTTTTAACGTAAAGCTTGATAATTAGTGTACGCTCAAGCTCGCCATTATACGTGCCGTTCTCTATTCTATGGCTATGCGCTTGCGAGTCGAAAAGTACCCCTGTATAACAAACAACGTAGGCCGCTGCGAGTGAGTTATTTTCTAGCCCAATATTTAAGGTGATATATTCGCGCTTATTTTCTGCTATTGCTCGGGCGGTAGCTGTTGCTTGAAAGCTCGAGCGGGCTGCGATTCCGTTATAATTTTCTAATTTTGACATTTTTTTACCTTTAAGTTAATTGATTAATTATTTGCTTAGTTCGATTCCATTTAGTTCAACTAATTCCGAATTAGAATCAAACCAAACGGAGTCACCTTTCAAGGTGCTTAGAACTGCATCGGTTATTAGCTGAGCGCTTGTACCTTGTACTAGGTTCTCCATTATATAAACGAGCTCTATAAGAGAGCCACCTAGTGCGAGCGCTTTTAAATCTAGCAATAGATGCTCTCTGAATAACTTGCATGTAATGTTAGCAGAAACAAAGCGCCGCGCTTTTTCAATCTCGCGAGCGCTAAAATTTTTGTTTCTTATAATTGGCGTAGTTAATTCTAATCTCGCTCGCTCTTCGTTAAGGCGTGATATTACGCGAGCATTTTGGCATATCTCCGAATTGACGCCAATCGCGAGCATAATTTTAGCGGTATCTTTGAAAATTTTTGCCAGTTCTGCGCGTGTTCCGCCATGCATCAACAAATATTTTTGCAAATTCAAAAAAGCCATTTCGCAATTGTTAAGCTCTTCAAAAGTATATAGATTGATTGTTTTGGTTTTCATTTTATGCTCCCGTGTATACGTCAATTGATTTTTGAGCTAGTTCTAAACTGTAGATATTCCGCTCAATTAAACAAGCGCCTAAATATATAGAATAGTAACTACCGTTTTTTTGGATTTTATAGCCCTTATAATTTCTCATTTTGTTTTACCTTTAAATTAATATTATTAGTTTAATAATGGCAGCGACCAAAACCGCTATCACGCCACCGCCCGTTATAGCTGCAGCCGCTATAATATAAAACGATTTTATGCGCTCTAATGTTTCTTTGCGCTTAGTTATTGTTTTACGTTCCTTACTTGTTTGGAATTTTCTCATTTTGTTTTACCTTTTAAGTTAGTTAGTTAGTTAGTTAAGATATAAACATAATACACGAATATCCGTAATAGTAAATAATTATTTTACTTATTTACTAAATTATTTTTTGGTGCGCGTATAAATAGGAACTTGCGCGAGTAGCACAGAAACGGGCTAAAAACAAGCTTTTAACATTCACTCAAACTATAATTACTATTCACTAACTAAATGCGCTTGGGGTTGCTCTTTATGTTTAGGTGTGCTCAGACCACTATTCACCAAATGAATGTCAAAGCCTGACCCCATTCACCAAATCAATAGTCCTCACGAACTCACTTCCGCCCGTATTTCCACAGATACAAGTTGCACTTTGCCCCCACCGAAGTTGCACTTTCGTTGCCGCGGCGCCACAGATACAAGTTGCACTCTGTGTTCGGATCGAAGTTGCACTTTATTGTGGGCCAAAAAAAGCCCTCTCTGAATTAACGGAGAGGGCGAACGTGCTCTTCAACAAAACACAAAGGTAAAACTTTTCTTGAAAATAAACTATTCGTGATCGATTACTGCTATTAGGTGCTTAGCTAGATCATCTTTGATCAGTGATATCATCTTTCGATGAGCGCCGTGGGTCCTGTTTGTTGCCGCTAACCAATCCTCTCTTCTCTTGGACCTAGTTTTTCTGGGCGAGAGATACTCAACAAACAGGGCTGATCTTCTTTCCTCAGACAAGGTCCTTATTCTGTCCTCGAGAGCTGTTACCAGTTCCTGTTGCCTGTCCGTAGGTACTGGCGGAGGAGTGTAAACATTATTCTGGGCGTTGTTGTTCTTAACCAGCTCTCCTAGCCAAGATCTATGCCCCAGCTCTCTTAAAGTGCCTCTGTTAGAGCTCAGTACCTGATGCGACCACTCCTCCAGAAGATCGTTCAAGAGTCGCTTGACGGGGTCCTTACTAGTCATCTACAGCGATTGGGTTCTGGTAATGACTTCAGCGCTGTCCTCAGACTGACCAGATCTTTTGCGATAATGTATATCAACATGGTGCACACACATACCGTCGGATATTCGAGTGAACTTGTTCACAGCATCCGTGATCGCTTGATCCATTTCGGCCTTCGCTCTACGAACCACCCTCAATGACACGAGGTCAGGTTGGGATTTGGTTTTTGGTTTTTCGATTTCCGAAAACGAATTTCGAATTTCTTTTTTTGAATTTCGAAAATCTTTTTCGGTTTTTTGAATTTCAGATTTCATTTTTGGTTTTCCTAATTTGGTTTTTGTGATTCGAGTTTCGAAAACTAATGGCAGTTATCGTCGTCGTTGTTCGAGTGTATCCAATAACTGATACACCAAGCCGCGCCAAACCAAACAACAGCTGCATATGGGCCTACAGTAATAAAAGAAACATAATCTAGACCGTTCATAACTTCCTCTCTTTGCGTAACAAACGCTACGTGTTTTGAGCTATATATAAACCACAAACAGCTCATATGGTATTCGTCCGCCCCATGATAACGGTCGGGCGGTTGACCGATCTGACTTCCCCTCGGATACGCCAAGAGGTCGGCTATCAATGCCAGTTAGATTCCTTCTTTTGATTCTTTCGGATACATCCTCTCAGCAGCACTCATCTTTTTAGCGGCCTTTTTCTTCTGCCAAGTTTTGTAGGGCAGGTCGTTTCCTTCCTGATAAACCCTAGCGTAGAGCATGAGCATCTGCAGGTTGCATATTACGTGCGCCCAGTGAGGTTGCCCACTATCCTCATCATTCTTGTAAGGATCATCCTTCATCTTCAGAAGGTGTCTCGCGGCACAACCAAACGGAACGCTCCACGGCATCCCCTTCGCCCAGTTCCAAGCTTTGTATTTTCGTTTACCGAACTCCCAAACGTGCGCTACCGAGTCGTACCCAGAGTATTCAGATATTGTTAGGTTTGATTTTGCTGCGAGCTGGAGCATTATTTTGTCTCCGAGTACTCTAATGAACTCAATATCTCCAGTGAGCTGAAAGTCCGATAGGTTCCTCCAACACTCGCGGAGCACAGGATCCTTGAACTGGGGCCCGCCCATATCCTTGAGTATGATCAACGAGTAGTCTGGTTTACCAGAGTTGTATCTGGCTCCAGTACCGATATCATCCGAATCGATATCCCCAACACAGTTCTCTTTGTTCCAAGCTTCTGCTGTCTCTGAATCCATAACTAGTGCCTTTATGTTTTGAAGGAGAGTAGTTTACAACATTACTCTGCCCGCGGCAACCAAAACCTTCTCTGATCCCAGAGTACAAAACTCGTTTTTCAAAAAAACCTTTTGAAATCAATGACTTACGTAAGAATTACCTCTCAAAGTACACAAAGTACAAAAGTACAGGAAGTTTTGTACTCGTTTTGTACTCTCTTTTTCCCTTTAAAATCAAGGACTTACGAGCGCAAAACCGCCAGAGTACAAAACTTTTCGAAAAAAGCCCAAAAAAGTTTAAATTCTAGATTCTGTTTATAGAACCCTATAACCCTTATTATATATTTCTAAAGTTTAAAAGTAGTAATAGAAGTGTACTCTATGTCCTCGTTCCCCTAACCCCTTGATTTTAAAGGGTTTTTCGAGAGTACAAGAAGAGTACAAAAGTACACGAAAGTTTTGTACTCTTGTACTCTAATGGACAAATGTCAGCTAAAACCCCTCACAAACATAAACTCGTTGTAATAAACCATACACATGTCCAGTAGCCAAGAATCAAGGACCTCGGACCAAAACTCAAAAAAGGAGCTCCGATTTCCAAAAAACTTGTCCCAAGCACCCCGCAGCCAGTCATAAGAAACTCGGACCAAGAACCACTTTTTTACCAAAAAGAACCAAGAACCCTGAAATAATAGTAAAACAGTTCTTTACTTAAAGTAAGCTTCGTGTATACTGTACCCCCAGTCGAGATTCATTGAACCAACCAGAACGGAGAAACAAATGAAGAGATTGACCAGCCACAGAATCAACACTGCTATAAAGGAAGTAACGGGTGTTGATGCTAAGGTATTTCTAGAGCCGAACGTGAGCGCACATTTCTACAGTGACGACGAGCGCACCTCGGAGATCTTATCTAGGACCGATACGGGTGTTATGGTAGCTCGTTACTCCCACCTAACTCTAGAGCAGTGGGTTGATAGCTTTAAACTAATCTGGAACAACGCACAGAACGTGTTAAAAGGAGAATCAGAATGAACAGAGTATGGATAGAGTTAGAGATTCAGGACAGCGATGAGAAGAACCACTCGGTCG